CTGGCACAGTTACCATTCCCACTGTTGATATAAATGCAGGGGCTATTGATGGAACTGTAATAGGCGCTAATTCAGCAGCCGCTGGTACATTTAGTGATCTTACTGCGACAACCGCAGACATTAACGCTGGTACTATTGACAATGCTGTGATTGGTGGCTCTACAGCCGCTGCAGGAACCTTTACCAACCTTACTGCTAGTGGCACTGTCAACTTTAGCGGTGCAACTATCAGCAACCTTGGAACAATCACGACCGCCAATTTAGACGGCGGCACGGTGGACAACGCTGTTATTGGTGGCGCAAGTCCAGCAGCTGGTACGTTTACTGATCTAACTGCTAACTCGTCGTTTACTTCAGGTAACGTAGACATTAACGGCGGTGCTATTGATGGCACTGTTATTGGTGCTAGTTCTGCGGCAGCGGGTACGTTTGCTGCGGTGGCTGGTACTACAGGTACGTTCTCAGGCGCTGTTACTGGCTCAAACCTTAATGTATCTAACTGGGATACAGCGTTTGGCTGGGGCGACCACAGCACACAAGGCTACTTAACTAGCGTAGCGTTTACTGACATTGCCGCTGGCGCGGTTACACTATCGTCTGAAACTTTTTCTGATGTAGACAATCAGATTCCTACCAATGCTGCTGTTATTGATTACGTTGCAGCCACTATTCCTTTGATTTCAGAGGTCAACGATCTTAGTGCTGCTGTAACGTGGGCTAACGTACCCGATGCAAACATTACAGAGTCTAGCGTTACACAACACCAAGCTGCTTTAGCAATTACGCAATCTCAAATAACTGGTGGGGTTTCGCCTACATTTACGGCTACGGCATCTGGGACGTTAGCCAATGGCGATACTGTTATTGTTAATAGTAACGGAACGGTCAGCGCAGTAGCAGAAACAGTAAGCTCAACGCCAGAAGCGCAATCGTCAGTCAAGTTTACAACAGGAAGCGCGCAGTATGTGGCGGCAACATTTGATTCCAGCAACAATAAGGTGGTTATTTGCTACAAAAACCTTAGCAACTCAAATTATTTAGAGGCTATTGTCGGCACTATTTCGGGGAAAACGATTTCCTTTGGGACTGCCGTAGTTATTGAAAGCTCTGAGGTAAGACACGTTGCCGCAGCTTTTGATTCAACAAATAACAAGGTTGTTGTTGCCTACGCAGATTTTCCTACAAATGACTATGGCAGGGCAAGAGTGCTTACGGTATCTGGCACGAGTATTTCCTCTGGCTCAGAAGCTACTTTTGCTGGATCTAGTCAAGCCTTTGAAACGTCAATGGCATTTGATTCTAATGCTGGCAAAGTGGTCATTGCTTATAAAGGAGCATCCGATCAAGGAAAAGCAATTGTTGGCACGGTGTCGGGAACCTCTATAACTTTTGGCTCGGAAGCAACATTCAACGCCGCGACAACAAACGACACCTCAATATGTTTTGATCCTGACAACAATAAAGTTGTAATTGCTTATCAGGACGTTGGAAACTCTAGCCACGGTACAGCTATTGTCGGCACAATTTCGGGGACAAGTATTAGCTTTGGTAGTGAGGTCGTATTTGAGGCCGCTGATACTCGCGTTCCATCAATAGTATATGACACAAGCAACGATAAAGTTGTAATTTCATATATAGACGCTGGCAACTCTAACCAAGGCACTTCAATTGTCGGAACCGTGTCGGGGACTAGTGTGTCTTTTGGTACTGCGGTTGTTTTTGATGCGTCCGCACTTAACAACGAAACACTTTCGTCAACATTTGACTCATCTGCTAACAAGGTAATTATTGCATTTGAGGATCAAGATAATTCTAACTATGGCACTGCTGTTGTCGGCACTGTGTCAGGGACGAGTATTTCTTTTACAACGCCACTTGTTTATTTCCAAGAAAACATTAGTTTTGTATCGGTAACTTTTGACTCTAATGTTAACGAAAGTGTTATTTGCAATAGGGGAACGGATGGCAGTGGCAATGCAATCGTTTTTTCTTCTTCTAGCCTCACAACGAACCTGACCGCTGAAAACTATATAGGCATTTCAAACGCCGCTTATTCTGATGGTGCAACTGCGACTATTCAGGTGGTTGGTTCGGTGGATGATGCTCAATCTAGTTTAACGCCAGGGCAGTCTTATTTTGTTCAAAACAACGGCAGTCTTGGTCTTACTGCAGGTGATCCGTCTGTTTTTGCGGGAACAGCCGTATCTGCTACTGAAATTATCGTTAAGGGGTAAAACATGAAAACCATTGTAGAAATTGCAACTGGCCTGTCGAAATATCTGCTTGAGGATGATGTTTCTGTCACGGCTAATTCTGACCATATTGTCGTTGGCGATCCTGCTAAGTTTATTGTTGGCGACCTAAACTCTGGTACTGTCACGATTACGGAAAACGTGACAAATGCACCTAGCGACTGGACGGGCAATAAGTACACGTTTGACGGTACTACTTGGACGCTGAACCCTAGCTGGGTTGATTCGGATACTCTGTGAAGTTTTTAAGTCAGCTTAAAGGCATCGAGGGGAAGTGGCTGGCAGCTTTTATTAGCTGTTTGCTGATGATGGTGCAGGGTGACATTACTGCTGTGGATGTACCTCACTGGATTAAAGCCGCAAAGACGGCTACATCCGCATCCGTTATTTTTGCAGTGATGGTGTTTATTCCTAGAGTTAAAGACTTTGCCAACGAAAGGCTAGGCGGTGCGTTGTCGTTTGGTGGCGGCGTATTCGTCAGTGACCTTTGGATTCACCCCACTCACTTTGGGATTCCAACGGCTGAGGCGTTGACTACAGCAATAATGAGTGCTGTGTTGGCGTACATTGCCCACGACTATTTGGTTAAGCAGTGAATACTATGGAAGAACACAGACTGGATCGAATTGAGCAGAAGCTCGACAAGCTGACTGAAGCTGTATCACAGATTGCTCGCGTCGAAGAGCAGATTCTATCTGTGTTTAAGCGGATGGATCGACACGAGAAACGCCTAGACGATCAGGAGGATGACATACGAGAGCTAGAGGGGACTGTACTGTCTAACTCAAGTTCTGTTAAAAACGCTGAACGCTTCTTTTGGGTTGCCGTCAGCGCGTGTGTATCGCTTCTCGTGTACATGGTTAAGTAACGTATGTGGACTGCACTAATTAACCCCATAGCTACTCTGGCGAAAACATGGCTAACCAACCGCCATGAGCAGTCACAAGCCAAGCACGTAGCCAAGATGGAGGTAATCAAAAACACAGCCACATGGGAACAAGAGATGGCAGCGGCCAGTGCTACCTCGTGGAAAGACGAGTGGTTCACTGTGGTGTTATCAATGCCTTTGTTAGCTGTATGCTACGGAGTTGCTATGGATGATCTAAGCATTATGCAACGTGTTGGTTTGGCTTTTTCTGAGCTAGACAAGTTGCCTGAGTACTACCAGTACCTGTTGTACGTGGCTGTTACTGCGAGCTTTGGTATTCGTGGTGCTGACAAGTTAATGAAGCTGAGGGGCAAGTAATATGGCAACGCCTGCTGAAATTAGTGCTTTATATAACCAATATCTTGGAAGAGACCCTTTGCAGTCTGGCGTTGACGCATGGCTTGCTACAGGGCAAAGCATTGAGCAGATTGAGCAGGGCATAGCTAACTCACCTGAAGCGGCTGTGTATGAAACGTATCAAGCAACCATTGGCCGTGATCCGACAATGGAAGAGAGGGAATTTCATGTAAACGTTAACCCTGCACCTATTGAAATTCTTGAGCAGGTGCTGTCTGGCACGCAAGAAGCGCAACAGTTTCAGACTCAACAGCAGTTAGATAAGACAGATATGTTGGCCGACACAACGGCGGATGACACAACGGCAGATTCAACAGCGGACACTGCGGCTGGCACTGTGGTTAGCGGTGCGACTGATGATACTTCCGCTGCTACAAAAAAAGATACCTATACAGTTATTACTAGCAACGCTAAAGGTGATGCTAATAATCCTTTTGGGGGTTCTGCTGAGTCTAATCAGACGGCACAGCTTGTAGAAATGACAGAGGAAGATTTACGCCAAGAGTTTAAAGATTCTGGGCAGTTGCAAGATCAATTTGGGTCATTTAAAAACTACATGGGCTATATAAATGACTCTCAAGAGTGGGTTCAGTCAGCTGATTGGATGCTTGCTAACCCCGAATATCGTCCTAGTGATATAGAGTTTGCTGTTATTGAGGGAGAAGACCTTGGCTATGCTCCGGGTCAAAAAGAAGAAGTTCAACAAGACATAACTCAAGATATTAAGAACGCTCGCCAAAGTGGTTATCAGCAGTGGATGAATGAAGGTGCTGACATACTTCAGAAATGGGGCATTCAGGACACTATCTATAATGATGATGGCGACCAGTTTAAATGGACTGGCTCTGGGTATCAGAAAACTATTAAGGTAGATGACCACGCTAGTTTTGCTGATTACGCTACAGCTTTAACAAAATCTGCTGTTGCGGGTTTACTTACGGGTGCTGTTGTTGGTCCAGCTTTAGGCCCAAGCGCGTTAGGTAAAGCGGGTACTGCGGGAATATCTAATGTAGCAGGGCAGTTGGCTACTACAGGAAAAGTTGACCCCTTAGCTGCTGTAGCTAGTGGAATAACAGCTGGTATAAACCCCGGCGGTATGTTAGCAGAAAAATTCGGCGACGCGACAAAAATAGGCACAAATATAGTTCCGTCTAATGTTGTAGGCGGTTTTGTACAAGGCGCTACAAACGAGTTAATTAGCAGTGCTATTACTGAAGGAAAACTTGATTTAGAAGGCGCTTTAATTAGTGGTTTGCTAGACGCTGGGGTTAACGCCGCATCAGATTTATTAAGCGACGCAAGCAACAATTCCATAGAAGCTGAAATGGAGCGTATTCAAAAAGATAGGGCTGTTAAAAAGTTGCCCGAACTTACTGAGGAACAACTGTACGCAGCAGCTTTGACCAATGCAAATGTCGGAAAATCTGACTTAGGCGGCTTAGTAGGTGAAGGCGGCTTACTTCCTTTTATTGAGCCTGTTAGCACTGAGGGGCTAAACAAACTGCTAGGTGGTGGAGAGTTTTTGACTAATCAAGTGTACGTTGGGCCAGACGGTACAAAATACACCGACACTGAGGCTCTTGCTGCAGGCGCGCCTAACTTACTGGAGCTAAGGTCAGCCCCCGGCCAGACTCTAGATGGCTGGACAACCTTTGAGGTAGGCAGGGATAACACAATCCTTGGAGACGCCTTTGATTTTGCCAAAGAAAACATTCCCGGTGTTAGCCAAGTAACAGGGGCTGTAAGCGGCCTACTAGACGCAGCAGCAGCAGTTGAATTTAAAAACACGTATGGCGCTACTCCAGAAGAGTTTCTTGAAGCAGGAGTTTCAATAGAAGAAATTCAACGGATGATTGCGTATGGTCCTCTTGACGAGATGTACAACTTTGCGGTCAACCCAAGAGGAGATTCACAGATGGTGGGTACTTTGTCCGGTATTCCGGGCTTGTACTCCACGGGTGCTAACAACCCATTCTTGGATTACGCAGAGGCAATAGGAGATTCTGCTTCTACAATTGCGGGAGTGGATGCTTTACAAGATGCTCTTACTATAACTAATCTTCAGGACGATGCAGCAACAGCAGCAGCAGCAAACGCAGCAGCAAGCAGTGTAGCTATTGTTAACTTATCTGGCACAGAGACTGCTGTATCATCTACTACTGTTTTACCGGGGACTAACACAACAATTGCTGATGCTATTTTGGGTGGCTTTATTGATGGCGTATTGATTGATACCCAAAATAACAACTCAACCGTTAGTTCTGGAGGAGAAACAGTTACTCAAACTTTAGATGCTGGGGCAGCTGATGCTGTATCTAATGTTGTTAACACCACAAGTAATCAAGACATTGTCACTACCACTACTACTACTGACGTTAATGCCGGAAGATCATCTTTTGATGACTTTGAGACTACTATAAACAACACTACTACGTTAGCAACAGCAGACACTGATGTAAACGCCGGAAGATCATCTTTTGATGACTTTGGTTTTGTTGATGATACAACTATAGTACCTACTGTAGAGCCTCCTGTTCCAGACGTGGTTCCTCCGACTACAGTAGAAACTGTGTTGCCTCCAGAGACTGTGTTGCCTCCAGAGACTGTGTTGCCTCCAGAAACTGTGTTGCCTCCAGAAACTGTGTTGCCTCCAGAAACTGTGTTGCCTCCAGAAACTGTGTTGCCTTCTAGTACTAATGGTGGTGGTGGAGGTGGCGGAGGTGGCGGAGGTAGCCTTGCAGCTGGTGGTATGCTTGGAGGAAAAGGCCCTGTTCCGTTTGATATTAGAGAAATAGGAATTACGGCGCAACCAACATTACAAAAAAGACAGCAGTTTCCTATCACAGAATCTTTATTGGGAATGCTTACGGGCAACAGGAATAGATTAGCATGACGTATTTAAACTTAGTCAACAACGTACTTAGGCGACTCCGTGAAGACGAAGTAACTAACGTATCTGAGAGTACGTACAGCAAGATGGTCGGTGATTTTGTAAATGACGCAAAGGATCTCGTAGAGACAGCGTGGGACTGGTCAGCGTTGCGTAACACCCTTACGATTACGACGGCTGCTGACGACTACACGTACTCACTAACGGGCAGCGGCGACAAAGGTAAAATTTTTAGAATTATAAACGACACTTCAAACTGCGAGTTACAGTACCAAACACAAGCATGGTTTGACAATGAGTTTTTCGTAAATAACCCAGTCTCAGGTGCGCCTAAGTATTTTACTTATAACGGCGTAGACGCTAGTGGTGATACACAGATTGATGTGTACCCTAAACCTGATGGCGTTTACTCGTTAAAAGTAAAAGTAGTTTTGCGTAACGTACCTCTGAGTGCTGATGCAGACACGTTAGCCATACCTAGCAGTCCCGTAATTCACATGGCAGTTGCTCTGTTAGCCCGTGAGCGTGGTGAAACAGGAGGTACATCAACTGCTGAGTACTTTGCTCTAGCTGACAAGTATTTATCTGATGCTATTGCTATGGACGCACAGAAACACCCTGAAGAAACAATCTTCTACACACCGTAGGAATTATTATGGCACAGCCTCTACAAAGCATTAACTTGGTTGCTCCTGCGTTTCAGGGAATTAATACAGAAGATTCTCCTCTAGCGCAGGACACGTCTTTTGCTGAAGTTGCAGACAACGCTATTATTGACCGACAGGGCCGATTGGCGGCTCGTCAAGGTAACAGTGTAATTACGACTACTAAGACCGTTCTGGGTACTGACTACATTCACAATATTCACGAGTTTTACGACAGTGCTGGCAACGAAGTCATATTTAGCACCGGTAACAACAAGATAATGACCGGCACGACGACGTTGGTAGATGCTACGCCTGCTTCATACACCATTACGGCTAACGACTGGAAGATAGTCAACTTCAATGACCATGCCTACTTCTTTCAGCGTGGCTATGAGCCGCTGGTTTATAGCGACACCTTGGGTGCAGTAACCAAGATGACTGCTGTACCGGGGTCATCAGTTACGTCTAATCAGTATTGCCATGAGGTGATTGCTGGGTTTGGCCGGTTGTGGGTGGT